TGCCTTAGTATAACGAGCAGACAAAGAGTCATACAAGTTATCTTCGATAGCTTCTTCAGTTAAGCTGAAGCCCATTGCGATTGTTTCATGGTTGTAGCGAGCTGTCCATGCTTCTTGTCCGTTGTCGTAACGAATTGCAGAGCCTTCGTTTTTGACTGGAGCGGCTGTAAAGCCAGACAATTTGGTTTCTTCTTCAAAAGAACGCTCAGAGGTTTCTGTTTCATAAATCTCTTTGTGTTCTTCGCCATAGCGAGCGTACTCAAGCCCAAACAAAGCGTTCAAGCCGGGTAACAACTCTTTTAGTAGTTGTGCACGGGAAATAGCCATTTATATGCTCCTATTAGGCTGCAGTAGCTACACCAGTAGCGCTGTAGTAAGTGTGGGTACCAAAGTTAAATTTAACGATAACTTCAGTGTAAGAACCCGATGCATTGGTTGTTTCTGGAATTACGTCAACGATACGCATTGGCAGTGTTGATGTGCCAGCTGTAGTTGCAGAAACAGATGCTAAAGAGTCGCCTGTGGTTGTGCTGCCTGTAGTCAAAATTAAAGCTGTATTTAGACCAACTGCTGCACGTGTTACACCAGAGATTGTTGATGTACCAGCAGCGGTTACAGCAACTTTGAACAATGCATCTGGATCATCCAAAACATAAGCCTGAATGTCAGAAGCCACTGTGCTAGCTGGGTAATACTGTTGTTGCAACAATTGTTTGGTAGTTGGGTTTGTGAACTGACAACCCAAGAAAATACCAACTGCGTCGGTTGCGGTAGCTGTGGTTGAAACTTTGCTTAGTGTACCACCTGTGTTTAGACGTACGACATCACCGTAAAAAATGGATGTGCCAGAGCCTGAAGCGATGGGAATTAAGCGAGTTGAACCAGCAAATACCTGACCACCAATCAAATTGATTGGCTGAAACCCATAAGGGCCTGCTACGGTAGGATAAGCCATTTAAAAACTCCTAATTAGATTTAAGAACCAGAACCAAAGCTAGTCGTGGATTTACGCTCATTAAAAATTGGCATCCTTGGGTCGCTTTGGCGCATTAAATTATTATCTACAGCTTCCGTCTGGTTTTGTGATTGTTTAGCAAAATATGCATTTCGCTGTTCTACAAACTCAGTTGGAGTCTTACAGAGTAATAACCCGCCAATCTCAATATTGTCTTTAAAACGACTATTGGGATCAGCTAACAGTTGAAACTTAGGTTGCTCTTCTATTCGTACTGGTTCCCAACCTTCTCTCATCTTTGCAGATAAATTACGTGGGTCAGCTGCGTTTAGAGTAGAAACCCTAATCCAGCGATAAGAATAGCCAGCCTGCTTGTCAGGCTCAGGGAGAAGTTCTGGAAGCGCCCACTGTTTAGGACGTTCTGTTAATTCACGACTTTCTAAATCTCTTGTTGCTCTAGTGTTGCTAGTTGCCATGTCAGGCCTCCAATTTTAAAAGTTCACGGACGTACTGCTCAGGGGTAAGACCAAGTTTTTTAGCTATCGCAACCTGCGATGTTTTTAACTTGACTTTTTTAGATGCGGTCGATCTAGTTGCCGGAGCTACTACCGTTTTGGGTTTTGCTTTAGGAGTGTCTTCCTTTTGCTCTACCTCAACTTCTTCCGATTCCTCAAAATTCTCTGGAAACCGTTTCCGCATTGTTTTGTCCAACGTTGCGTAATACTCGTCAGAACCAATTTTTACGCCTTGACGTTTGAGCTTTTCGTGTAGCCCTAACGCACTAGCAGTCATCTCTTCGTCCTGTCCGAACCAAGGATTGTTTTCCTGCCATTCCACTACTTTGTCATCCAAACGTGGCGCAGGTTGGTACTGTTGTTGTATTTGTACATCATAATTTTCTTCTTGTAAAGTCGGCATCTTAAAGTTTTGAACTTTATCAAGGGCTAATGTTGCTTTAGTGATGGCTTGTTGAGCATCCGCTAACTTGTCAGAGTCTCCCAAGTCATATGCTTCTTTATAGGCTTTTTTAGCCATTTCAAGTTGCATTTCAGAGGAATTTTTAACAGCAGCAACATACTCTTGCTCACCATTGGTAAGCATATTTTTGATGCGTTTGTTTTCTTCCAATAGCTTGCGGGTTGCGTTTAACGCTTCTTCACGCTCCCTTTCGGCTTCATCTGCACGGCGGCGTTCGTCATTCCAGACACGCTTCATCTTAATAAGCTTATCTTTGGCGTCCTTGCTGTACTTGTCTAGCTCATCTACTTCTACTTCTAATTGCTTGACGGCTGCAGGATCGGCTGGCTTGCGCCCTTTGTCCTCTTCTGGAGTATCGTCTTCAATCTCAATTTCCAAATCATTGGATTCATCTACCGCAGTAGTATCTTCCGTTTCATCTGGGAATTTATATTCTTCTTCTTTAAATTCTGCCATGTCCGGCTCCTTAAATAAATTTACGTTTAATGCCCCTCGGATCTTGTACGATTGCTTCCACAGAGTCATCATTTATGATTCGGAATTCACGGTCGTGAATCACGAGTCTAGTACCAGCATTTGGGCGTACAAGGATAAAATCACCCTTTTTGCACCATGGTCCATTTGGGAACCTAACTGGATCTTTGTAGCAATCAGGTCCCATATCCACTACAAACAGCACAGTGGTTAAGAGTTCATCATGTCTACGGGTTTCGTCTGATTTGATAATGCCGCTGTCAAACGCTTCTTCAGCTTCTGGAATAGCGCAAAGAATGCGGTATCCTTGAGGAATAGGCAATTGTTTCGCCCGCTCCTCTACTTCTTTGTTTAGCACAGCAGATAAGTCCACCGCTTGGCTAAGGTTTAGATCACTCATCGTCTTGAGTCTCCATGTGTTGTTTTAGGTCTAATATTTGCTGCTTTGCAATGAGCAGACCTTTGATCTCACCGCAAACTTTTTGGTAGCTAGAATAGTCTTGAGCTTGTCCACTCCCTATCCATTCTTTTAGCTGTTCAATCTTTTTGTCTAGTTCGTCTACCAGAACATCAGATATGTCCATTATTTACCTTTCTTTTTTTCCTCTTTCTTGGGTTGATTTTCTGCCTGAAAACGCTGCTGCCCGATGTTGTGCAGGAATTGCTTGTCTTGCAGTTCATGTTTGGTATCGGTTTCAGACATATGCTTCATCATCTCAACAGTCATCCTAGTTTCGTCTGACGCCTTGGCTGCTTCGATATTGGCTTGCGTTTTTGCTGCTTCTAGCTGCGCTTGAGTAGAAATACGTTGTTGCTCTATTTGCAACTGTTGTTGACGCAACTGAGCATCGGTCTGATCCTTTTGTTGCTTGCGCTGCTGTTCTGCCTGCTTGATCTGCAATTCTTGTTGTTGCATTTGGATTAATGGATCTTGAGCTTGTTGCTGTGCTTGTTGCTGTGCAACCTGAGCTTTGTTCATTTGTAATAGACGTTCCGATGCTTGAGCCAATAATGGGGCAAGCTTGGCTTCTACTTCTGGATCCATGTTGATTTCTTCGCCATCCAAGTCTTGGGTTGGCGGCAACTCTACTCCGAGCTGCTTTTCAATTTCTACACGATACTGGAATCCTAGGTGCTCGTTAATGTGAGCCATCATTGCAGCTTGCAATTGTTGAGCCATTGGATTGTTTTGTAGCAACATAGCAATCTTAGGATCTTGCATAGCAGACATATGGACTGTAATGTGCGCTTGGTGATCTTGATATTGGAAAGCCTTGACTGGCTTCATCATTAACAGGTTTTGGTTCTCTGTTACAGGATCTTTTGGTTTCATATCTTCTGGCAAAGGCACCAATTTTTGAGCGTTTTTAATACCCAAAATATCTAGCATTTGGCGATACATTAATGGCATATTAAACAGGTTTGGTTGTTGCTGTGCCAACTGCATTGCTGCTTGATACTGAACGATCTTTTGTGCCATGGTGGAGGCGTTAGGATCGCTTACTGGAATAACGTCTGTGCTTTGATAATCAGACTTTTTGGCTTTACGAGTACCTGTTTCTGGTTGATAGTTGTACTCATCTGGTGCGTTATCAGCAATAATACGCTTGAGAAGCTTTAATTCTTGTTTCAAGCTGTAATGAACACGGGCTTGAACCGCAGACATTACCTTTAATGTTCTTTCTAAGATAGCCAATGTTGTGCCAACTGGGGCATTTGCAGACATATCGGAAAGGTTGAGGTCTGCTGTGTTAGCAAACCGGCGACCTTCTTCTACAATCTGGTTTAACAATGACATTAATACTTGGCTTGGCTCCTTATAAGGCAAGGGCATGATGTTGTCACGCATTGCTCCAGAGGGAACGTCCACATCCCTAAATTCACCGGGGGCGATTGGGGTATCGTCACCTTTAACCCGAAGCCCTCTGGTTTTGAAACCACCGGGTAGATTTGCAAGGGAACCCGCATCGACCAATTGTCTGATGATTGAGGTTCCGCTTTTTGCGTATGCGCCAATGAGGTGGATAAGGCCAAAGCAATAAAAGCCAAAGCCCGGAATATAGCCGTAATGGACAAAACTTTGTCGTTTTTGGTGTAATTCATCATCTTGCTCCCAATTTCTACGAATAGATAAGACGTTATTGCTGCCTTTTTCAATTGTAACGATGTACGGCAGGGCTACGCCTGTAGGTTTTCCGTTATCGCCTGTGTGTTCATATCCTTCCAAGTCAAGATTAACGTGCATCTCAAGAATCTTGTACCGGTCGTCCGTTGTAGCTCTAAAACCCAACTTTTCTGCAATTTTTTTCTCTACTTCATCCAGCACATTTACTGGATCTCCTAAATCTATATCACGATAAAAACCGGATACTTGTAATGAGCGCATTTCATTCTCGGTTTTGCGCATTACATGGGTTACACGCTCTGCAGACTCCAGACTAGATGCGCCATAAGGCACAACCATATCTTCTGCAGGGACATACATAGCTACTTGGCGACCAAGTTGCTCATCTTCATATACTTTTTTGAATGCATTTCCTGCTAATCCCAATCCCCAAAGCAAACGCTCTGTTTCAGGACGGTATTCTTGCATGACTTCTGTCAGCTGGTAGTTCATATCTTCTTGAACACGCTCGGCGGCAGCTTTTTTATCTGGGTTTTCTTTACCAATAACGTGGGTTTTTACTGGACCCGCCGCAGGAAAGATGGACATCATGGTTTCTGCTTGGAATTTAACCAAAGCTTCAGACAAAAGTGGGTGATAAACACCGCAAGCGCCTTCCCATGGCTCACTTCTTTCTTCAATCTTTAGTCCCAATAGCTCTAAACCGTCCACATACGTCTGAATCCAGTCTTTGCGGGCACCAATATCGCCATCAAAGTCTTCAACTAAATCGGATGCAAGAGATTGTAGGGTTTGTTCGTCAATTTCTTCCGCTAAGTTAGCGTAAAAATCGTCAGATTTTTCATTTTCTGGCTCTAAAGTAATCTCTAGCCCATCCATCCCAATAGTAACGCCATCTGGATTTTCAATTTCGATCTCTAAAGGCTGCTCTTGTTCAGCCAACTCATCAATTCCCATTGGTGCTTGGTATAGAGCTTTATCAATTGCCATAATTTTTTCCTAATTAATAGTATCCAGCGTTACGCTTAGATTTAAAGTACTGCGGTTCATCCGGCTCATCACTTGGTAAACGTAAAAACCCACCTTGCCTAAAGCGAATTAATGCTTGAGTGGAGCTATCCACCAAGTCATCGTGATCCGAGTTAGGGAAAGATGCCATTTCTTCTATAACTTCATCCGCCCATCTTCTTGGTGGCGCCCATACCTTGCCAGACGCAAACAAATCTGTTATTGAGTTCAATCTCGCAATCTTATCATTTCCACGGGTTGGTGTGAACTCCGATACAGGAATACCCATTCTGCGCAACTCTCCAATCAGAGGCAGTCCTGACGCTTTTGCTTCAACAATGAACGCATCTGGCGTCCATTCTTTATACATATTGAAGGCTTTTTCTTTTAATTCTGGAAATTCAAGACGGGCTTTATAGGCATCTAAAAGAATGACGTTGGGTTGCATCTCATCTTCATTTAGATAGAAAACGCCCCATGTCGTACAGGCTGAGTAGTCTGAACGCTCATTCTTAGTAAACGCCGTATCCCAAGATTGGATGACAAACTGACATTGTGGAGGGTTGTCGTTATCCCATACTTTCCACCATTCCCGCTTGACCAGCGCACCCTCTTCACTCGTAGGTTGTTGCTGATACTGTGCATTCCATTTGGAAACTGGCAATTCTTCCTTTAAAACTTCCAGTTCTTTGATATCCCAAAACTGGGGCCAAAGCGCCCTTCCAGATGGTAGGATGGCTGGAAAATCAATAGTTTCCCATTCATCTCCGTCTTTTTCGATTGCTGATTTTAAAATCCTGCCCGTTAAATCTTTCTTACTCCAACGGGTCATAATTACAATAATCGCCCCTCCCGGTTGTAGACGCTGGCGAGGTCCGGAGGAGTACCACTCGTAGACTTTATCGTAGACTTCTGGGTTGGTGGCTGCAATGGCGGCTTCTTGCTCTGAGTGTGGGTCATCGATAATAAGTAGGTCAGCACCTTTACCAGTAACAGTACCGCCCACACCAATAGCGAAATACTCACCGTTAGCATTAGTAGACCATCGACCAGCCGCTTTGCTATCTGATCTAAGGTTAACATTTGGAAATATTCGGGCATATTGTTCACTCCCCACTAGGTTCCTGACCTTACGACCAAAGCCAACAGCCAATTCAGCGGTGTTGGAACATTGGATAATCTTCTTGGCTGGATCTCTTCCTAAGAACCATGCCGGTAACATATAAGAGCCAAACTCCGATTTAGTATGACGGGGTGGCATATTAATGATTAATCGCTTTAACTTCCCATTAGCTATATCTTCAAACTTCTTAGCCATTACCTTATGATGCGCCCCATTAATAAAGCCGGGCCACATTTCATGGACAAAAGACATAAAGTCTTTTTGGGCATTTTCCCGTTTAACTGAGTTTAAATAAATCTCCGCCGCCTCATAAAAAGCTTCTTGCTCTGTTACAGGCATTTTGGAGATTATCTCTGTTAAATTCATTTAGTACTTCTAACTCTTATATAAGACGGTCTAACAGATCTGGCTGAATTAGGCAATTTCTTACAATGTCCTAATTCCACTAATTTATTAATAATCCTATGAATATTACCTTTAGATTTATCCCCAGTAATATCCATAATATTTTGAATTGAAGGGGCAAAACCAAACCTTCTCCACCACGAGTCAATTACCTCATAAATGTACTGTTGTTTTTCTGTCACAGTATAAAAAATATCACTATATATAAAACAACTATCCCAGCAAAGGATATCCAGAATTCCTCAACTGTCATAAATGTCCTTCCCAATGTGGATCGCCCGCACCTAGGTTATACAAATGACCGGTTTCTTTTAATACGGCTTCATCGTATAGCAACCATATTTGGGTAATTAATAAACGAATAGACTCAGAATCCATAGTAGATATCTGATTTAATATCTCATCCTTGTCTGGCACTTGAAGCCCCCTCTCCCACCACCCAATGTGGATTAACTTGTTCCTTGACCTCAATTTCCCGCTCAAGAATCATTATCGCAAAGCGGAGAGCCTCAAAACCTCTACTATTATTTGGATAACTTTGCTGCATGATCTTAAGATCCTCTATAGTCTTACATAACATTTTCATTGTTTTATTCTCTCTATCAGTTTCTCAGTCAATATCTCCGCACTAGCCTCTAGACCTTTCTGTATAGCAATTAAATTATTTCGCTCATACATCAATAGCGTCATTGCTTCTTGTAACTTATCTAGGGTAATTAGCACCAGATCCATATCCTTCTCTACTTCTTTAATTGTTCTCAAAAATATACCCCCCTACCCCATTGAATTAGAAAGATTGACGGGGGTGTTCTCTGTATACAAACTGTTGTTTTCATGCAACAAAATGATACCCCCTACCCCTGTTAAAGCTGACTTGCACAAGTTCAAGTCACAAGTCATTGATTTTCCTCAGAATTAGTTTCAGAGGGTGATTCATTGTGTGGATTACTATGTAAACTAGAGCTAGGGACTCCTAAGCCTATATCGGGTTGGTGGGGGTCGCTGATATCGCCGGCGGGAATGTCGCTAGGGGTGGCGCTAATCTCTGCCATTAGCTCAAGGACATCATTATCACTTGCCGTAATAGTGCGCTGGTTATCGTTTATGGATTGCTTGAGTAATTCCATTAACTCAGACCTTGCCTTGTCACTATCCTTAATAACCTTAGTCTCTGATCTATGCACAAAGGCATCTACACCGGCAATAGTCCCCAGCGCTTTAAGAGCATTGACCCTTACAGAAGGGTTGCTATCCTCTGATATAGCCTCTTGAGTAAGCCTTTGCACTACTAAAGCCCTTATTTGTCCTGCGGTATACAATTTCTGAAACTCAATTCCCGCTTTTATGGCATCCGTCATCGCTTGTATATCGTCCCTCTTGCTCATCCTATACCCGTTATTTGCTTGCGTTGATGGTTTGCCCTTTGAATTGTGACTCTTCCGGTATGCTTCCGCCTTACTCTCACCTAGTGCCAATTGCTCGCAAAACTTAATTTGCTTATTGGTGAGATTACCTTTATCAACTTGTAATAGCTGGTGCATAGGTGTCTGCTCTAGTGCTTCCGCTACTTGTTTTTTGGTGAGCTTCTGTAATCTCATAGGACGGGAACAAAACCGGAATATAGGTATAACGATAAGGGCATACCCGAATAGTATCATGCCTACTGTATATCTGCACAGTGATGGTTATTCATACAGTAGTTATATCTTATGTATTTCCTTATAAGATCAGCTCACATACTGACCCAAATAGGGCAAACAATAGCGGGCTTTTATGCACTCCAGCACCTATAAATTATTTTCTGAAATCTTGACCTAGATCAAGAAACTAAGGGTTTATACCTATGGTTTTAGGTGTTTTTCTTGCCGATACTGTGCTTGTAGTAAATCAAACCATCAACAATGAAAAGGGCTAGATTATGAATGATAACCGTATATGGATAGAGTTAGACTTATCCGAAAATGAATTAATAAATATTGACAGGGCAAGCAAACTGTCTCAAGTATTGCGCCACCTGTGGAAGATTGATTATGACCCGATCTATTACAGCATTGGAGACGGGAAATATCGCTTTCAGTTTTCTGATTTTGGCGCATATGAAACCCTTAAAGATAACGGGCATTGGTTTAATTTGGACTATATGACCGAGAAACTACCTAGGCAAACTGAAGAGGCTTAATTAGCCGAAACCGGAGAAATCCGGTATTTGTCAAACACTAAAAAGGATTAGACATTATGAAAACTGAATACCAGCAAGATGCACTAATGCGAGCAAGATCAGGCAATAGCGCATTAAATTATCAGACGATATTATCCGGCTTTATGGCTAAGGGCATTCCCTCAAGCGCAATTATTCCCCGTGAGAATGTCCTGACATATGGCGCATGGCAAGCGATTAACCGCCAAGTGAGAAAAGGCGAAAAAGGGGTAAAGGTAGTCTCTTGGATTAAAACTACCGATAAAAACGGGCTAGAAGTAATGCGCCCAACATCCGCAACAGTTTTCCATGTATCACAAACGGAGATTAAAAAATGATCTATTTCAAACCATTAGACGATCTCAATACATCCCGCCTAGATCGCATTCCGGCTTATTCCTACCCTACTATTGCCGATAGTGTATTAAGGGGAATAGTTAAGGGATTACAGGCTAAGGGCTATTCTGAATTGATGGCAGAGGCTTTTATTACATCGAGAATTTTACGGTGCGAGCTGGACGGATCACTAGAGGATAAGCTGGAGAGACTAGGCAAGCAATTAGCCGAAAAAGTGGCGGACTCATACAGGGCAGATTGTGAGAGATGGTCTCAAGAGATCATTTTAGAAAATATTTAAGGGGATAAGATAATGAGAAATTTAGAAATTCACTTTCACGCCGACCCCTCGCATGGCTGGGCACAAGTGCCAAAGAACATCATTTTAGATATGGGTATTGAGAATGATATTAGTCATTATTCCTATGTAGATACGCTTTATGTCTATTTAGAAGAAGACTGCGACCTTTCTCTTTTTATGCATAAGGCAAAAGAAAAGGGCTGGAATGTATCTTTTAAAGAAAAGCATACAAACCACGATAGCCCAATTAGAAATAAATTACGCTATACAAAGGCTAACTGATGATCGCTTATTGCGTGAAAACCCCGCAAGGGGTTATTAGTCAAACCAAACAAACAGAGGATAGACCATGAAACAGACAGTATATTTAAACGATTTTAAAGACGCTTTTGCCCGTATGGGTAGAGCAAATCAATTTTCTTATGAGGGATTGGAAATTCTATTCGATTGGATAGAACAGATAGATGACAGCACCGGTGAAGAGTCGGAACTTGATGTCATAGCACTATGCTGTGATTTTGAAGAGGCTCATTTTTCCGATATTGCAAAATCCTACGGAATTGATATAGAGGGTTTGGATGATGAGAAAGCCCTAGAAACTGTCCGAGATCATATTTGGGATTATTCACAATACTGTGGAACAACCTCAGAGAATTGCATTGTTTACATGAACTTTTAAGGGGTATTTATATGTTTTATGTTTATAAAAACACAATCGAAAAAAGCTGGACTATTGCAGAATTTACCGATAGCGAGAATGCCCTTTTATATATGGAGCATTTAGCCCTCAGAGATAATGACCCAAAATTGACGGGTTATTGTGTAAGAGATTACGACCTGAAAATTTTTGCGGAACTTGAAAAATGAACCATTACCAGCGAGCACACTATTCCCTCACGATTGCATTCGCTAGAGGGATTATTGACGGGGAACAATTAGAGGCTTTATTAGCAATTTACAGGGGGAAAAAATGAAAGAATTAAAAGAGTTAATTCTGAATGTCCTAGTATTTTTATCGGGTATTTATGCGGTTTATATATCTTATCAAGCAGTTATTTTATGGGGGAAATTATGAAAACTTGCGACCTATACGGGCAAAAAATAGACGCTTATACACCGACTGAACTTGAGTCACTCAAGCACCATGGAGCAATAGCTCAGAATATTTGGTTTCAGGAATGGAAGGAACAAGGCGCAGACGATAGCGGGACTTGCACCGGTGGCAAGGCTTTACAGGTATGGTATATCGGCAAAGGCAAGCGTAAGCCGGTTCAAGTAGCAGTAAGCCGGTGCGATTGGGTTCAGGGTAATATAAGCGCACAGCGATCAAAAGAGCCGGCGATCAAATACCTAGAGGATAAGGGCATTTTTGTTGATTACTATGATGGATGGATGGATTAAAAAATGGATATTAGAGAGCTATTGATTAGTGAATATTTAGATTTTTTGAATAATTACCTTAGCCCGTCAGTATTTGGCGAGCATAGGGGACTTACAGAAGATCAAGCCCACCAACTTATTAAACTTTGCCGGTCTGTATTTCAAAGCCAGCATCCTGACTCATAGGGGGCAATATGAGGCTAATTTATAAAGATGCAAAAACCGGAGAAACCATTGTCAATATTGAAGCTACTTTGATGAATGACGAGCCCACAGATTATTTTGTAGTGGATTTTGATTCCTCAGTTTACAAAACCTATGATTTTATGATTGACTGTGCTTTATATGGAATAAATGAAGGACAAACTCATTTCGACTTTTATTTTGATGATCAGGATCAACCATTAGCATTTTGGGCTCTAGTAGAAAATCATCCTAGATAAACTAAATACTGAAACCCGTTTTTATAGCGGGTTTTGGTATAGGGTTTGTCCCTATATTTTAGTCTGTAGTATGAGGCTAAATTATTGTATGTAGTATGAGGCTATTTTCTAACAGAGGAGAAATGATGGCTAAATTTATGATTAAAACAGAAGTTTGTGGTAATCCGGACTATGGACAAGACCCTAATTGCCCGCCTTATGGGGTGAAAGTTATTCAAATTAACACTAACAGCTTTGATATATTGGTCGAAAAAGTTAGAGAATGGCAAGATGAAAACGATATTGGCGGTGGTAATTGGATGAATCCAGCAGTTTATGTAGATGGTAAAGAAGTAGGCTATATGTCTTACAACGGAAAAGTATGGGCTGATTGTAGCTGGACACCTAATACTAAACAAATTACTTTTAAAGAGGAAACAGTATGAAAACCTATCAAGTTTATGTAGAAGAAATTTATGGTGGTTATGTAGATATCGAGGCTGATTCAGCAGAACAAGCGGAACAAATTGCAACAGAAAAAACTTGCACGGGAGAAATTAACCCCGTTGAACGCTTTGATGGATACACTTATTTTGATGTAAAGGAGTTAGAAAATGTCTAAATTTTGTGCATGTATTTATTGTGAAAATGCGGGAAAGATAATTACAAATCCCAAATGTTTAAAGTTTGAACAAGATCAAGATGATGAAGATTATGTAATTTGCCGTCATGTTTTGATTTTGGATACTAGAGGGTTTTGTGAAATTAACTATCAAAGAGGAAAAAATGCCTAAATTTACTATCAAAGCATACAGAGCAGTCATTACTTGTGATTGGCTGGGGGAAGATGTTGATGTTTTATTAGGAGTTGAAGAAAATGCATTGGAAGAATGGTGGGAGGAACACTATGGTTTAGATGAAAAGATTTACTATTACTTTACGCCGGAAGAGTTTGCAAATTTAAAAGCTGGTGATGTATTTAATGATGGCGAGGATTTTACTATCGTTGAAGTAGATAAAGAAAACCCACAAATTTTTGAAATTGAATACGAGGAGAATGGAAATGAAACAGTATAGAGTGGTAAGCAGTCAGATTGTATATTCCTATATAGTCTTAGAGGCAGAATCAAAGGATGAGGCTTGCGAATTAGCTTATCAAGGCGATCACGATTGGAAAGAGTTTGATTACGGGACTTGGGAAATTGAATATGCGGAGGAATTAAATGGATAGGCATAGCATGGTAGATCAGCTAATCGCTGATGACATAGCAACGATTAGAAAGGGTTTGGAAGAAGGTGATACAGAATATCTTTATGACATTCTTTTACTTGGGATTGGCTACGACAAGCAAACCTTAAGAGAGATCATTGACGAATACAATTCACGCACATGGGAGGATGTATGAAGATCACAGGAATAACAGTCATCTTTACTTATGAAGATGGTGAAATACAGGATGTTAGCGACTATTTACCTAACCATATATCCAGCGACCTAGAAGTCTTTGCAGACTGTTGGGAAGAGGATGGAATTGAAGTGGAGGCGGTATGAATATTGGAGAAAGAGTAAAGGTTATAGACCAAGACATTACCGGCACAATCGTTGAGGAATGGGGTAGCAAAATCGTCATTGAGGAAGATGATTGCGAACATGAGGATAACCGGCTGGAGTTTAGGGTTTCTGAAGTATTGCCCTTAAAGATGTTTAAGGTTTACGCCAGCTATGTCACTTACTTGCATACAGAGATCGAGGCAACAGATGAGGAAGATGCCGAGAACATTGTAGATAACCTAGATGGCGGTCATTTTAAACAAGAGAGTGATTATGATTGGAAGATTGATTCCATAACAGATACGGGGGTAATTAGTCATGCCTAAAGTAATTGTAGAATTTGATTTACCGGAAGGACAAGCTATTCCTGATCCTAGAGAAATAGTCATGCTTACAAGTCCTGATTGGATGGCAAGCTGGTGGCATATATCAGATATCCATTGTCAAGCAAATGATAGTAAAGATGATGAGGCAGAAGAAATAACTGATGACGAGGCAAGAGAAGTATTGCGATTGTTAGATCGGCATAGCGATTCTTGTGTAGGAATAAATTGGGATGTCATTGATTCATGGATTGACCATGTAAAAACGCAACGCAAACAAGTAGCATAACCACAGAGGAGCATTAAATGTTTACAAGTTCGCAACAAGATTTATTGAAGTCAGTAGGTAGAAACCCTAGTCATCCGGATTTTGGAACACCAAATCCCCAGCTAGATGAGGTAATTTTAAAATTACGAAAAAATAATCCACAAGCATTTTTGCGTGTTGCAGATTTGCAAGAGAGGGTATTTGTCAATCAACCGGTATCTAATATTCCATTAAAAGGCTATTTATATCCATTGTGGGAGGCAAAATGATTCCTGACCATGTAATTGATGTAAAAGAGGCAGTCGAGTATCTCAAGCAATTTGCATGGGTAAAAGATTTTGACCAATTTATTGAGGAAATTATGCAACCAAAGGAGCAAGATGATGCCAATGTATGAAGTCAGACTATTTTTTAGGGGGACAGAAACCTTTTATATTGAAGCACCTGATGAGGGTGAGGCACAAGATATAGCAGAAGATGAGCTTGCCAATTTGCATGAGCTTGACGGGCTTGAAGTAGTGGATTGCGAATCTCATGAGGATGATGATCCCGAAGGCGAATGGTGAGCTTTACCATCTATCAAGCCGATGGATTGAAGGTCATTCAATGGTTTTTTACTGTTGATGATCTTCTTAAATCTATGCTGGATCATCCAAACGATGCTTATCACAGGAATGAATAGGAGGTAGTATGAGGCTATTACACAATAAAAATGCTCTAATAAAAGCCGTTGAAAGACTGTCCGATAAGGGTAGTTTTGCGGTTACAATAGGAGAACTTGCTCTTATTGCAGATGACCGCAACTTAGAGAGACTGGTAAACGCTTTTCCTGAATATTTTATTGAGGGACGGGCTAATTTAAAGGTTATTATCGGTGGACGCTACAATAATTTACTTGAAGGACAAACCGGATGGGACAGTCGAGGTTAGCCTAGAGATTATAGGCAACCCCGACAGATCATTTAAAATTGGTAAAATTGTGGCAGAAAATATGCAAGAACTAGATTACACAAGATTTAATGTAAACAATGAGTTTACAGTTATGCCACCCTCAAACCAACTGCAATAAGAGATTTACCGGCTTCACTTGCACCAACCCTGACTTCATAATCATTGAAGTCTTCACAATCAAGCGGGGATAACCAAAACGGTTTCCCCGTTTTTTTTGCAGTCCGAATTCCTACCGGATCATGGTCTGCCACAATAATGCAGTTGTCATACTTTGATGCTATTTGTAGTATGTTGCTAGCCGAAAAGCATACATGGATCGTGTAATGCTTTTTAAGAGACTGTAATGCTCTACGAACAGACATAGCAGTAGCATAGCCTTCGCATAGTATATGCCGTCCCTTATTATCAATCACCAGCTCTGCTTCTTTGGTAATTTGACCGTATAAAAACTTCTTTTCTCCATCCTTGGATATGGTCTGGCAACCAACTAGCTTATCTCCAATACGCATAGGTAGTATCATGCAACCATCATACTTGGCTAGATCGGGAAACATTGAACCGGCATTAAAGACGGGAACTTTGAAATCGGGAAATCCCTTTTTAACCATATAAGGATGAACCATTTTGATGGAGTTATCAAGTAAATCCTTGGCAACTTTAATAGCCCAATGGTTCTTTTTCTTGCGACTATCTTCCGCTTGTCTTTTCTTCTCATAATACTTAGGATCAGGCACGAATTCTTTTTTAGATAGGAAAGCAATAGGCTTCTCATGCATAGCCCAATTCTGTATAGCACCTGATCTACCATCCCAAATGTATGCGCCATTTTTAGATTGAGGCTTATCAACTGTTGGAACACGCACCCAACGATCATGCACTACATGGTCAATAATTAGTCCGTGTTGCTCTGCAAAAGATTCAAAACTTAATTCCATTTAATTCTCCGATTACATATTTTTTGCACATTAATTGGGTCTGATTTAGTCAATTCTGAACAGGCATATACCGGCTCTTTAATTGCCATCTGGACGGATACATCTAAAAGATTAAATCCAGCTATGACAAGCAAAAACACACCTGTTATCTTAAAAAACATCATGCAGCCATCCTCTGCTGGGCTTGCTTGCCCTTAACATAAGCGATAGTCCGGCTCTTAATCCACTTCAAAGTCTGCGTAGACGGGGGTTTTGGAGATACTTTCAATCCATTAGGGTAAACCCCAAATTTTTCCTTATATTTAATTGCCGCCCAACCCTCTTTATAGCCTTTTGTCCTACCATAATATTGAAGTTCTGCAAAGAAATCAGTGTTAGCAATCTGCAATTTCCGGTTAGATTCCTGCAATTCTTCTAACTTTCCAGCTATACTTGTAATACCTTGAAAGGCTTGCCTGACGTGTCCACAGGAGGAGCAAGTATTGTCTTTTGAAGTCCAAAGTGCTAGGCATTTAGGACACTTCGCTTCTCTCTTTTCTCTTTCAGTAGGTTCACGCTTAGTGGTCTCTCCACCGGCTTTTAATTCAGTAACTCCATCATGGTATAGATCATCCCAATCATTCCTAAACCGTAAAAAGTTACCGGAATGGTCAAGCCATACACCAAACTCTTTACCTTCATGCGGTCTTAATACTCTGCCTATTTGTTGAACGTGGGACGAAAAAGACTTGCTAAACGGTCTAGCAGATATACCAATATGAACATCGGAGACATCAAAACCACGAGTAAGAATATCAGTAGCGATAAGACCATGGATAGTAGTGTCAGGCTTACTGAAGTCTTCGATAGTTGTCCTCTTAAACTCATCATCTTCCTTATATGATATTGATACAAAGTTATAACCGGCTTTAGCAAACTGATCCACCAATTCTCTGCCGTGCTCTACACCAGCGCAAAATACAATAGTCTTGCGAGGTTCACCATAGATCTCATAAGTCTTTTTAGTCCACTCTTGAACCACATCGCCAACAATCTTCATGCCTCTCTCGCTAGCATCTCTAGCGTCCCATTCCCCAAAGCTATTCTTAGCCGCTCCGGTCATGTCAATTTCTTTGGCAATAAAAACTTTCATTGGCACTACCCATCCATCCTCTACTAAATGAGTCATAGGTTGTGCGCCAATAACATTGGTATAGATATCAGCTAAACCTTTAGTAAATGGCGTAGCGGTTAATCCTACTACCTTCATGCCGGGATTGTCTTTGATAAAGTCTATCGTAGACTTATACATAACATGGGCTTCATCCACGATTAAGATATCAATATCTAGTGGGGTTTTGCGCCGTGATAATGTTTGAATAGAACAGATTTGAATAGGCTCATATGGACGATATCTCCAATGCTGAGACTGCAATACTCCATGAGGAATAGAATATTTGGATAGCCGGATGCTGGTTTGTTCAACCAACACAATCCGATCTAATACCATGGCTACTTTTTTACCTTCTTTAGCAGCCTCTTGCATGATAGCCATAGCGCATTCAGTTTTTCCAAACCCTGTTACTGCGCATAGTATCTGCCGTTGATGTGTCTTAAATCCTTCATTTAATGCATTAATTACTTCTATCTGGTGAGGGCGCAACTCTAACAATTAAAACTCCTATCTGCTGGGATACGCCCAGCTACGCAAATCAGTTAATTAAATTTTTATTGCTTGTGAAATCTTTGCTTCAGCTTTTTCTGCTCTCCTTTTCCAATATTTCACTTGGTCTTTTAGATCTGCTACTTGATTCATATATGTATTTGATTGTGCTTGTGCTGAGTTTAATGTTGCTGTGAGAATCTTGATTTCAGCCGCCATTTGTGCAAGTTGATCTTCAGCCATCCTTTTTTCCTCATCACTAGCTTCCATCGCAGCGACTGCGAGACGTCTTGTAAGGGTCTCATTTTCCTCCACGATTGCTTCCATTTCAGCGGTGATCTCGTTCTCAAAATTCTCTTCCTGAATCGGCTGGACACCAAGGAACTTCTTCTCATTCTTACTTCCAATATTTGCTGTGTTTAACTTAATTTCTTTGCCATCACGGATAATTTTTACTTCATCATTTTTAATGCCAAGAGAACTTTTAATACGGCTTACGGTCATACGGGAAACTCTAGCTGCTTTAGCTATTTCGCTGTCGTTCCATTCACTCCACTCAACATCATCCAAAAGCATCATTACTGCTTTGCGCTTGTCTTCGTTGTTCCGGCGCAATCCATGATCGTCATTAGCACCAATAGCGTAAAGAGTAGCCTCACGCATATTGCCATCAATAACATCTACTTCAATGTCTGCTAGCCCAGCCTTTTTATGAGCAAAATAGCGGTGCCATCCATCCACGAGATAATAGCTAGATCCAATTCGGAATACCTTAATTGCTGGTAGTTTGCCGCCTTCTCTGATGGTCTCGGAATATTCATCAATTACTTCCTGATTAAGTTTAGAACGACCCTGTAAAGATCTGTCTACTGTAATCTCTGTGAGCTTCATTTATATCCTTATTTTATGCTGTTAAGAGCCAACTGCAAGTCGTAATCTGACGTATTTTTATTGTTTGCCAAACGCAATGCTTCATTAGCCCGCTCTTTCCATCTTACTACTTGTTGGACTGATCCTTGCATAACATGACTAGGTATTTTCCCTACTTGACTTTTAATTTCTTCTCTGTAATTCACTTGCCACATTCCTTTTCGTGATCGGATAAATCATTTAACAACTCTTTATGTTCCTCAAGCACATCTGCAAATGCTTGTTTAAGCTGTTGCTTTTCTTTTGTATTAAATATCCTTTCCCATGCTTCATTAAACTGCTCCTCTGAAACCATTAGCGGTCTTCTGAGATCACCTTTACCACCGTCTCTCATTTGCTCTCCTTGTATATATCCTATTTGTATACTTAAGCTTATATACTTAAGTAAACAGTATATCTCTAGATTCTATCGGTTATCAGCATAGCACCCCCCTNCCCCAGCCGTAGCTAAGCTCGTGGGGTGTATATCTCTGAGTTCTATTCGGAAACACACACATTGGACAGACTTTTAAGCTTTCGCTCCCCCTAGCCCGCTCTATCCACTACCACCCACGGTTGACCCTGCTAGACGTCCTTGGTCTCTCGGCCTGTGCTGATCGGCGGTCGTCCCTCCATGCACACAAACCACTTAAAACTATACTTCTGTTTCCTTAAAGCTTGTCATATCCCAGTTCCCTTTTCCTTCGTTGCAATCGCCACAAAGAACTTGAAGGTTCTCTAACTGCAATGCACTTTCAGGAAATAATCTTCTAGGCAATATATGATCTATATTTAACACAGCACCAGTAGCCGGACTTGCCCCACAGCACTGGCATTTATTTCCATGTAATTTTAAAGCTCGATACCTTAATCTTTTCCATGCCTTTGACTGCAAAAAATCTTTACTTAAAACATCAGGAGAATTTTGCAACACAATCCAAGCATCTTGCAATACTCGTAAACCCTGAGATGCAGATTCTTTTTTACTTTTTTCTAATGTTAATTTTAGTTTTGTAGCTTGCGTAGAACTTATTTCACTATCTCCATATAATACCAACCAGCCAGACGGAGGAGGGTACGGAATACCAAAGACTTTAGCTTCACAATAAAGCAGAGTAGTTGCCCTGCCACCATATTTAGCATTTAAGTATTCTTTGATCTTCATGGAAAAATTAGTTTAGCACAACTTATTTTTACGTTCAGTAAATTTGCGTAATGGATTATCCTAGTTGCAAAATAAAAAATGGGGAGTTAAATTCACTCCCCAAAACATCCTCACGAGATGTATTGCTACTATATCATGACTTGAACAAGTGCAAGTCAGAAAATTACTTAATGCCGAATTTGATACCTTTAAGTCACAATTTGATGATGAAATTAATACCTTTAGGTATCAATTCATGCCATCATGCCATCATGCCATCATGCCGCATGAAACTTTATTGAAAATTCATGCAATTTTGGTGCAAACATGTGACATTGCAGTGCATTAAGCACCAGAAATAAGCCTTGCAAATCAATAACTTAGCGTTATAATTTAATCATGCTTACTATATTCCTTGATGGTCACTACGCAACCTCCGCCTTTAATCTTTTCGGCACGCTCAATGGTCAGCTTCCAGACTTGCTGGTCGTTATCATACAAATACCCCTGTAATGAATCTTCAAGAATTTTTATTGAATTTGAAATATCCATCAATCTCTTGTCTCTTGGATGAAAGATTATTGATAGCTCTACGGGTCGATCCCCAAAGCTTGGCAGCCCTTTGCAGAGTTCTGCAACAGCTTTTTTAAATATTACCGCTCTTGGTCTCATAAATCTACGATTTCCATGAGAGCCGTATGCTGCATTTACGCTTGGTGGATATGGCAATGTTAGGGTAATCACCTATTTTCCTCTTTTGTTTTTAAGAATACTATAAAACAAATTCTAACAGAGGAGATGCAAAATGTTTGATTATTTTGTTTATTCAATTATTGGCGCAGGAATATTTTTTGCTTTAGTTGTTGTATTTTTTGTTGCGGTGCTAATAGGCAATCGTATGTGGTGGTGGATTTAAAAAAGGAAAGTATGACTACGTTTACTACGGAAGATAGATTATCTGCAGAAGGATTTCCAGAAATTGTTAGGGATAAATGCCCGTGTGATGATTGCGAACATTTTCAAAGATGTAAAGAAGAAGAGATTGCTTGTAGACCATTTGCCAAGTTTGTGTTGGACAACTGGTATTACCGGAACACTCCAAGAGATCCGTGCCACGGAACATTTAACAAGATCTTTAACCAGTCAGATGACTTAGCACTAAAGAATTACATTAGAAACTTTAAGGAGGAAAACTTTGAAAATAACGGTAAAAGTGACAAGGGAAAATGAGGACGGATCAGCTGACGCACAAGTAGATTTTGATGAAGAAGGTTTGCAGGTAATTGTTCAATATGGCGTGATAGCCATGCTTAAAGAGGGAATGGATAACATGGGTAAGAAAGCAATTAAAACTAAAAATGCAAAATGGGAATTGCAGATGAAGTTAGAAGATGCAATTGAAGATTTTTATTCTATTGTTAAAGATACTGAACTCTTATATAAAACTCATGGCGACCGCAAGTTACCCATGGATGAGAATGAAATGGCTAATGCTTTACTGGGTTTAATTACTAAGCAAAAGATGCTTCATTATTGGGCTGTTGATGCGTATGAGCAACGATTTGAAATGAACGATTATGCTTCTGGTGAGGTAAAAGCCCGCAGAGCAGCCATTATGGGTTGGGGTGATGACGATGATGGGAGATGCTAATGAACGCAAATGAACTAGCTGATGCACTTTTCACGGTTGAAAACTACTATACAGAACCACAAGATGAAGTTTTAATTTTGCAGGCAGCCACTATGCTACGCCAACAACAAGCTGAAATAGAGGCGTTAAAAATGGGCTTTGCTAACAGCGGAACCCATGATTCTGAATTGGCTGAAACCAGAGCAATGGCAGGCAGATTGTTTTTAAAAGTACAAAACTTAGAGTTTGAGCAAGAAGGGTACGAAAACTTAACAGAAATGTTGGAGTCTGAAAAGGCAGAACTAACAGAAAAAAATTGCCAGCAACAAGCTGAAATAGACCGACTAAAAGCGTTGTGTATTTCTTACATTGACGATGAGTGGTCAGGAACAAGTAGTTACCAAGCTAAAATTGATGAGGTTAATAATGAACGCAAATGAA